TAACACCACGACTAAGGCGGCTAAGAGCATCGCTCATATCAATGCCCAATACCTGCGAAGCTTTTTTAGCGGTATCAGCTAATTTAAGCATTTGACCAGTACTTAATCCAGCTCCAGTACCTTGTGCAGTAGCTTGCATAGCTTCACGCAAACTAATAGCACCGCCAGTAGCCTTTACTAAATTTTGGGCAAGAGTACCCAGTGCCTGACCGCTGCGCGCACCTAGTTGATTTAAACCTTCTACCATTGTGCTGGTATCAAAAGCACCTTTTAACATATTAAATGCGGCTGCAGCAGCGTAAGTATTAGCTGCAATTTTAGCGTAAAGTTGAACTAGGCCGCCCAACCCTTGTTGCTCATTAGCAAAATTTCTGGCACTAGCACCAGTAACTCCGGCAACACCACGAGCGCGACCATACTGCATACTAGCAGCCCTAGCACCCTCACGATTTGCACGAGCTAAATTATCAGCATACTGTTGCGATTCTCTAACTTGCTCTCGCAAAGTATTATTGCTACGGATATTTAGGTCAATATTAACTGTATTACCTGCCATGGTGTCTCCCTACAGCGGTTAAAATAACCACATATTTTTCAGTATACCAATTATAACATATAGGCATTTAGGTGTCAATGCAAAAATTTTCTAGCAATAAAAAACCCGCCTATTAAGCGGGTTTTTGTTGTTGTTTGGTATTTAGTATTTCGCTTCTGATCCCATCAATTACTCTGATTAAGGTAATAATATACTTACGATCTATGTAATCAATTTCCATGGCTTCCATAATTTCTTGAATACCCAGCAGGGATTTGCCTAAGTAGATGCCATTCATGCCCTCCCACTCGTCTCGTAACATTCTATAGACTAGGAGTGCTTGCTGTACTTCAATAGGAAAATCATCAAAATCTACTGGTATTTCTGAATCTATGGGTTCAGTACCAAGTTGTTCGCACATTTCAAAATAGGTTTCCTTAGTCATGCTAAGTTGACTATTTTGCATATAATTATTAAGCGAGCTGCTTATTTGCTCAAGCTGCTCGTTGAAAAGTTTCCCAAGTCGCTGACCTGTTCAGTAATCCAGGCATCAAAGTTCCCGGAATTTTTCATCAGGTAGAGTGCATTTTCTTGAGTATATTCCAACATATCTTCTAAGTCTTGGCCGCTAAGATCAACAGGCGCTAGTTGCTCCAAGTACTTGAGTTTAAAACCAGACCAGCCCTTAATGGCATTTTGCACATACAGTTCTAGGAATAGTTCGTCATTAAATTCTTCTTGGGGTTGGCGATTTTTAAAAGTAGTTTTAGTAGACTTTTTGCGAATATTAAGCAGTGTTTCACGCGACAAAAACGTAAGTTGCAGTTTAAATTCCGGCATGCCTGGATATTCAACTTCAACTGATTTTGAAGGTACTAGTAGAGTTTTAAGTGAAAGAGTTGACATGGTTGCCCTAGGTTAGCGGAGATCAAGCCTTAACTTGATCTCCGAGTTTAAGTAGATTAAACTGGTGTTGGTGTGTAATATGTAAGCGTAGCTTCGTTGCTGGAACCAATCTCAAACACACTAGCTGTACCGGTACCACTAGTACCCTGTGCAGTAAAGTTAATGGTTGTAGACATAACCTGTTGTGTAGCTACTGATGGGATACTAAGCACAACGGCTGGTAGATCAATATCAACGCGTGTATTATTACTAACGCCACCAATAGACACTACGATTTGATGTTCTGGATCAACGTCGCTGATTGACTTGGTAAGCATATCCTTTAATAGGTCTGCACTGTATCCAGTACCACTACGCAAATATGCGTTTAGAGTACCAGTAATACTACGTGTACCAGTAAAGTAGGTGCAAGGCTGATTAACAATACCCAAGTTAGCTGGTGTTAGGTAACTAACATTGTTATTAAAAGTAATACTGCCGCCAGTTAGTGCAACTGTATAGGTCTTTAGATTGCTAGTAACACCTTTAATATTGCTCTTAAGTGTCATTGTGCTTAACTTATTAGCAATATAAGGCGCATAGGTAATCTTTGGTTTAAACACGCCGCTGGTAATGCCGCCAGTTAGGGTATTGCCGCTATCACTAATGGTTACTGTGGTGCTAGGCTGCGACATTTTTGTTGCTTTGCCAGCCCAAGCAATCATAGCAATTGCGTCTAAGCCAAAATCAATAGTAGCTGTGTCTAAGGTACAATTTTCAATAAAGAAAGTTGTGTCGTCAAACACAATAATCAAACCAAATTTTTGCAGTTGATGGCGCTGCGAATCTGTTAGGCTAACAGTTGCATAGCCTTGGGTGGTAATTGTTGCACCTGTGCCAGTGCCTGTGGACACCGGTGGAGTTTCAACCCAAGCACCGCCAGTACCAGCATTAGCAACATCAGTAATAGCTGTTGCACTAAACATTGCGTTCCACAACACGCGCTCTTCGGCTGTAACACTACCTAAAGTAGTTCCAGCATTGCCATCAGCTGGGCGAATATATGTGCTAAATGTAAAATCAACTGGGTTAAGAGCTGTATTAAACTGACGTTGACCACGAACAGGTGTAGCACCTGATTCATTTAGGGTAATTGTTTCACTGGTAGTATTTTGACTAAAACTAAATCCATCTAATACTTGAATTTCACAGGTATTAGTTGCTGTATTGCCAGTGGTTAGAATAGCTCCAGTATCTGAATTTACATTTGTAGTAAAAAATACTCTGGCATTACGTAATAAATTATATGCCATTTATGTCTCCTTTTTGTTAATGCTTAAACGCATAAACTAGACCTTTATCTGTTATAGCGCATTAGCATGGTTACTTACGGGACCGCGTAGCGTACCTGTAAATTAATTTCGCCAACAGCATAGGGAGCTAAGAGCCCTTCATCTGTTGTAATTGACTGAATGGTTAGCTCAGCCGTTTGATAACCAGTTGTGCTGTCATAAACCAGTGTATTATTTTTATCTAACACTAATTCAATATCATCCAGCAATTGTTCTAATTGTTCGCTACTGTATTCACCGTGGCAATATACTTTAATAGCAACACCTAAAAATCCCCACTTAAAATTTGCTGGCAAGTATTCGCGTACTTCTGTGCCTGGTGTTAAGTATACTGAGGGAAAGTCCTTGACCTCATCCCAAAATTTTAGCTTGGCATAGCAGTTTTGATATAGGTTAACCTGATAAGGTGGTTGACCATTAATTAGGTTAATTTTTGCAGTTAGGGCTTTTACAATTGAAGTTCTTTTACTCATACTAACACCGCCCGTAATCTATTTTTTACCTGCTGGGCTGCAATTTCACGAATTGACTCTGCAATTAACAATTTAGGGTCTCTGCTTTTAGGAATTTCTTGCTGACCACCTTGACTAAATGTGCCGTAGGGATTACGCATATAGCTATAAAAAGCAGTAATCATACCTTCACGGCTTTCGGACATACGCTCTACTCGAACACTTTCAGCAAATCTACCAGTACGCAAATTTAAAATATCTTTGCGATTACCTGCACCCATGTTTTTCTTAATAGTTTTTGTAAGCATACTATTAAGCAATCGTTCTAAACTAGCCAAACTATAAAACTGTCCGGTTTGGGTTCTTAATAATTTAGGTTCTGTTTTAACCTTAGGTAATTTTATTTGTAAATTTGGTGTAATCAAGTTTGCTGTTGAGGTTTCAGCATTGCCTTTTACAGCTTTTTGAGAATTATAAGTTTTAGACTTAATTCCTTTTAGTGTATCAGTAATTACTGTTTCTACTGATTCTATAAGGGTTTTTGAACTATGCACATTTGGAAATAGTTCTTGTAAATCTTGTCTAGTTATAGTTTCTAGTAATACTGAATTTAAAGACTCATTTAATTGTTTTGGCAGACCCTGTGGATCTTTCATTAAAGAGTCTAAATATTGTGTAAAATTGCTTTGAATTGATTTAGCAATAGTACCTTTTAGTCTATTAAAAGCTGCAATTTCAAATGTTACTGCAATTTTATCAGGGGAACTAATAATTTTTCTTTTTAAATTAATTGTAGTATCAATTTTTACTGATAAAAT